CACCGGCTTTGTGACAAATCACAGGGGGTCTCAGGGTACAACACGACAATGTTTGATTGGTTTTGTAATTATTTCTACAAGCAGTCAGTCGGGGCCCCTTACCAGGGGGCCCACAAGAGAGGGTCCGCGATGAGGCGAGCACCCACTAATCAGCGTGCCGGAGGAGCTGTAATGCGAAGGCGCCGCGGTGTCACCGCGGCACGTGAACGCTGAGTGCTCCGTGAACGGGCTGAACTGACTACCGACGTGCCCCGTCGTCCACGACGACGCCGACGCCGCTGGCCTCTTTGTGGCCGCAGGACTGTTGGCTCGGACATGACAGGGGCACGTGGGTCAGACATGCTAACTCTCATCATCTCGGACATCCGATTGGGCTGGCGCCGAGGAGTCTGGGAACCGAAGAGAAATCGGCCCAGGCGAGGACCGAATGTTCCAATCAAAGAAGAAATGACTGGCAAAAGCGCGCCCAGAGCGTTGTATGAAGCGGGGTACGCTGGGTCAAGTTGAGAAGCTATACGAGTGTAAAGATCCAAAGCAAGTTCAGATCCGGGGCCAGGGGGGGCAGCAAATTGGCGCTGTGTGGAATCGGCCTTGGGTATCATCTCAAGTCCAACCATGCCGCGCAACGTCACGCTAGCGGCATTGGCGAGACCTCGGAAAATGATAACCCCGGTCGAATGTGGACTCATACCAGTGTCCAAGATGGGGAACGTAGTTGCCCCCAAATTCTGTCCACCGGCAGCCGCAGCCAGTGAAACAACCCAAGATGAATTATAATACGATGAAGCGAAATATGTCCCAAAGTTGCTGGTCACAGTTGGAAAGACAGGGATGGTCCCTTCAGACCACCCTGCATTAGTTGTAGGGCCAACGCCAATAAAATCGCCACTCACTGTATCAAACACAAGTGGGTTGCCCACAAAAGTGGGCAGAATGAAGTCGGGATCAGCTCCAATCCACCGCTGGGGGACATAAGCACCATGTCGCGCAGGAGCGATGAAAGGTTTTGGAGACACCAACTGGAGAGCATTCTCATCCATTGGTACATTGACCCGACTCTCCTTGTACATCACTGGCGAGCCAGAAGCAGCCAGCCGTGTAGCATCGACGTTAATGGAGGCCTGGGTGTACGGGGCTGGAAAAGAAGCTGCATACACCGTGCCTTGATCCACCAACGCGGACGCTGTCAAATAGGCCGTGATGGCCCCGTAACGACGACGCCAACCCCAGGGCGCGGACTCAAGGGCTTGCTGTCCATAATTGAGCGAAGCTCCGGTTCCGGCATTACGCATCTGGAGGTCCGGCAGCCACTCACCAGGCTGCATCAAGATCGAACCACCAGCGGAATTCGTGGGGGGGTCGAGCGCTGTAAAGTCCGTTCCCGCGGGTCCGGAACCCCACCAAAGCGCAATTGCATCACCAGGAGTCTGCACGACACACAAATCCCAAGCTCCAGTGACGCCAGCTGGTGCGCTGACGACAGTGGTGGTGCGGAAATCGGGCAAGACCACCTGTGCCAATGAATGGTCAGGTATGGCGGGGCACTTGTGAAGTGCAGCAGGATGTAAAGCTTTGACAAGCCAGTCACGCGCTGCCGGAGGAATGCCCGCACCCTCAAGAGAGGCATGGATGCGAGCAAGCAGCGCTTGATGATCGGAAGAAGGTTGGTCACTCATGGTGCCAGGCGATTATTAACCGCGCTAGGACACCATGCAATTCGCGAGAGTGCAAGGTCCGACCAGAACTAAACAAATGGTCGTGTCCACAGCGTCTAAACATTTGCGGCGCTGCTAGCAATCTTGGCTCTTTCGGGGCCAAAGACGGGTGGTTTATTGCGGGCCACCAACATTTATGGCTGTAACGCTGCGAGCGGCATGAGTTTCACGTCGCCATGCTCGACGTGCACCCCCGTGCGTGCATCCTGTATGGGGATGACTGGTATACGTCCCACGGGGGCAAGCGATAACGCGGCGAAGCGGGGTGCCATTAATACGACCGCACCCAGGCCAATTGCTGGTGGAAGGTTCTGGCTACTGTGAATTCGGATGGGTTGGACGTTCAGTGGGGTCCGCAAGATCAACCGCCATGATGGCCTCAGCGGTGGGTTCAACCAAGAGACACTGCACCCCTGACAAAGCATCCAGGGTGCGCTCGAGGCTGAGCACTGCTTCCGCCGTCACACCATAGCGCTCAGCGAACTGCTCCAAAATTGATTCGTCCCAAACGACACCAACATTACACATGTAGCCGTACTTCTTATCATTCCATCCAGCATTCTTAGACAGGTGCCCACGAATCAGGGCCCTGACCACAGGGAGGCCAAGACAGGTAGGCGCTAAGCCTGCCGCCACGCCCCCCAGGTAGCTATCCAGCTCCGAAGGGCGTGGGGGGGTTGTTGTTGACCACAGCCGGGCAAGAAGCCGGCCGGGTTTGGGAGTAAATACAAACCCCCCCCGATTGCGCCACCAACACCCCGAAATGAAGGACACGTCGCGCCAACTTGCGAATTGTCTCCACACGGGGACGATGCCACAGGACCGCTCAATCGCCGCAATCTGTGCACCGTCAAAGTCGCCATCGACCGCTATCACCTTGTCATCACCAAGCGCGATGATTGCTGCCCGCAGGCCAATCGCACGACAAGCAAGAAAAGCGATCATCAAATTGACTATGACGTTGAACAGGTAGGTGTCGTTATGTCCGGACTTGTTAGTACCGTTGAGTGAATACACCATGCGAGAGGTCTTAGTCCGGGCCACACCCCGGACCTTGATTCCACGTTCAACAAAATTGCGGAACTCAAGGGGCATTCGTGAATAAGCTAGGCGTCGCAATGCGAAGTGCTCAGACGACATACAACTGTCCCAGTTTTTCCCATCACTCTCGTAAAACCGGGGATTGGCAAACCTGGTATGGACACGCGTCATCCACTCACCCAAGCCTACCGAGGTCATGCCACTAGCAGCAGTCAACCAAATGCCATCCACAACGCACTCTTCTTCCATAGAGAGCACCTGCCCCCATGCTTTCTGAAGAGAGTAGAACTCAGGTCCCAAGTAGGCTTGCGTGTGCAGATTGTAGTAATACTGAATATTACGCGGCCGAGGCCGCTTGTGTGCGTGCTCACGTTTCACCATACACAAGACGACATTGGGCATGAGGGGGTCGTCTCGAACCGACCGCTCAATAAGGGCCCGCTTGCACCTAGGCCACTTACTTATCCACTCATGCTGCCAATGCACAAACTGAGATCCATACTCCATCATCACACGGGGCAAAAGCGCCTCGATGGCTCTGTGCGCGGGGGCAAAGTCATAGGTGACTGGGGGCTGGCGAACGCCATGGCGATTGCAGAGCGCGTTATGCAAATTGTGGGAGCACTTCCTACACACCCACGGGAGCCGACAAACCGGGCTCACAATAGTCGCGCCAACCTCACGCTCGTCACAACAGAGCTTGGCGCGACTAATGAGCCGATGTCCGGGGTCAAGATTTGTTTCATCACCACACCCGAAACACGTCGTGACACACCCGAAACTGGGCAAGTCGTACACACCGTAGGGGAGGGACTCCACATCAACTGAATCGCACTCCAACAAGCCATAGGCGTTCACTCGGCCCACCTGGCTAAAGACCCTTAGCCCCACCCTGGCGGCGATGCCGCTCAGTGGTGAGGCTAGCGCGAACCCGGTTCCACGCCGCGACCCGCTGCTCCACAGCTTCGCGGAACCGCCCGACGGCTGCCCGCGAATACGCCCACACGAACCCGCAAGCCCCCGCGAGGCCCACAGTCAGCGCCAACCGTCCGAACAGCTTGAGGCCTAACAGCGCCCTCCACCGACTACCCTCAGTGGTTCGCAAAACCGCGCGAACGACGAGATAGAGGATGAAGCAAAGCGCCGACCCATAGCCCGCGGCGACAGCCCAAGGGGGCATGTGCGCTGCGTCGTATAGGAGTTGCCTGCGAGCAATCCGGAACTCCGCATCGGAACGCGCATAGCCAGCAATAGCGGTCTGGAGGTCACGCACCTGGGCACTGGCGGTGAGAACGAGGTCTCGAACGGCTGGAGCGTCCAGTGAGGTCTGACGAACGATCGCCATGGTGGCAGAATTGAGCGCAGTTTCGACGGAGAGGGCGTCACTGCCTGGGGCCAAACGCCCAACGATAGCTAGGGCGTTCGCACGGTGGGTGGCATACGGGTCCGGGTCAACACCCCCGGGGAGCAACAACTCCTCCACGGGTTCAACGTCATCGGCCACCTCAACACCATCGGGGAGGGGGTGTTCGGCGGGGGGGGTGTAGTACTGGGGCTCATCCAGGGCGAATGTCGGGACACCAATGGCGCCTCGATAAACACTCGTGGTCCCATCACCGTACGTACGCTCCTGCGTCCAGCCGACAACACGCCCATCACCCGCTGGGGTCCAATGCACGTCCAACTCTGGGGTCATATCCCGATGATCGTACCCCGTCCCACTGTCACGAAGCGGCCTCATGACGATCCCACGACCGCCACGGCTCCACTGATACTCGCCGGCAAGATCCCCACCCTCACCAACAAACCGGTGCAATGTAGCCATGACTAGCGAACCGACCGGCATGACGGACCAGTCCTCAACCGTGAGGTAATACGCGCTATGGGTTAGCAGGTACACCATGGTGAGGCCCGAATCCGTCAGGCAGTCGCACTCCGCCAGCTTGTGCGTGCATCCGGTTGTGGGGATGGGGTTGCCATCAGTCTTCAGCCCCAGAGCTACGACATAGCGCTGTCCGCGTCCTGCACTCACTTGATTACGTCGAGGTATGGTGGTGGCACGGGTGAGATCAGCCAAGCCGGTCTGGGGGGAGAGGAAGTGCAAAGCCTTCACTCTTGGCCCCAGAACCCGGCGAGCGGCTCGCCCTATGCTACCACCAGACGCTCCCACGTCAAGCACAATGACATCGCGGTCCAGACACTCGGCGTACAACTGGAATTGGAGATATGCGTAGTCTTCAGCAAGATGCCGTTGATGGGCCAAGAGAGGG